ACCAAAAAGTGTAAAAAGGCCAGTCATAGGTTGACTGGCTTTTTTTATGACTATATAATAGTCGTATAGGAGAGAACAAATGACAAAAATGTATGGGCCAGAAGAAAAAGCCAAACTTGAAAGATTAATCAACGAAGGATCTAATGTGCTTCGTGAAGTAGAAGATCTCAATGAAGGTCTCAAAGAAACTGTTAAAGCTGTCGCAGAAGAGTTGCAAATCAAACCCAGTTGGATCAACAAAGCCATACGCATCGCACACAAAGACAATTGGAAAGATCATGAAGCAGAGTGGAGCGAGATTGAAATGATTCTCGGTGTTACTAAGAAACTTCCTGAATGAATGAACTATTAAAACCAACCTTTGATTGGATCAGAGAAGATTGGCACAGCAACAGATTCCGTTTTGTTGTCGAGTTACTGGCTTGGGCTGTTAGTATTGGTTGTTCAATCACCATGGCAGTCACTGTGCCCAATCCGCCTTTGCTTGCGCTATATCCTGTTTGGATTGCTGGATGTGCCATGTATGCTTGGGCTGCGTACACTCGGAAGTCGTTTGGCATGTTGGCTAACTATATCTTGCTGACCACAATAGACACTATAGGTCTATTGAGAATGCTAAGTATATAAGATAAAGGTCGGCGGGCCATAAACCGCACAACTGGTATTTGCAAGCCTAAAATTGCATAGGAGAACAAATGAGTTTCGTAGACGCATACTACAATCGCGACGATGACAAGATACTTGTCGTTGAGCGTGACGACAAAGGGCAGAGGCATTTCAAAGAATATGCTGCCAGACATATATTCTATTACAACGACCCCAAAGGCAAGTTCGAATCCATCAAGGGCGAACCACTTAGCCGTGTAAGTTCAAAGAATGTCAAAGAACATCGCAAAGAGCTTGCCATACATTCAAACAAGAAACTTCACGAGTCAGACATCAATCCCATATATAGATGTCTTGAAGATCATTATCTCAATCAAGATGCTCCTAAGTTAAATGTAGCATTCTTCGACATTGAGGTAGACTTTGATCCTGAACGTGGCTATGCAAGTCCCGATGATGCATTCATGCCCATCACTGCGATCGCTGTATACCTACAATGGATGCAGACTATGATATGTTTGGCTATTCCCCCTAAGACCATGAGTATGGAAGAAGCTAAAAAAGCAGTTGAAGAATTTCCCAACACCATGCTGTTCGACAACGAAGCAGACATGTTGAATACTTTCTTGGATCTAATACAAGAGTCAGATGTGCTAAGTGGTTGGAATTCAGAGGGCTTTGATATTCCATATACTGTTAATCGTGTCACCAAGGTTCTCAGCAAAGAAGATACTAGACGTTTTTGTCTATGGGATTGTTTTCCTAAGAAACGTGAATATGAAAAGTTTGGTAAAACTGCTACTACCTATGACTTCCATGGGCGTGTGCATATAGACAGTCTCGAGTTATATCGCAAGTACACCTATGAAGAACGCCATACATATCGACTAGATGCCATTGCTGAATACGAATTAGGTGAACGTAAAACACAATACGAAGGTACCCTGGATCAATTGTACAACAATGACTTCAAAACATTCATTGAATACAACATCAATGACTGCATGCTTCTTGAGAAACTTGATAGAAAATTAAAATTTATCGACTTGGCTAATACGATTGCACACGAAAACACAGTGCTGTTAGCAACCACCATGGGAGCTGTAGCAGTAACCGAACAAGCTATCATCAACGAAGCACATCGCAGAGGCATGATAGTTCCTAATCGAATCAATCGCGAAGGATTAGACACGCAGGCAGCAGGCGCCTACGTTGCATATCCCAAGAAAGGTATACATGAGTGGATTGGCTCTCTTGACATTAATAGTTTGTATCCTTCAGCGATTCGTGCATTAAACATGGGTCCTGAAACCATCGTGGGGCAGTTGCGACAGGATGGAACCAAAGACTACATTGCTGCAGAAATGGCCAAAGGAAAATCATTTGCCTCAGCTTGGGAAGGCATATTTGGTAGTCTTGAATATGCTGCTGTGATGAATCGCGAAGTTGGACGTGAAGTCATTGTTGATTGGGAAGGCGGCGGATCGGATACGCTAAGTGCGGCTCAGGCCTATGATCTTATATTTGACAGCAATCAACCCTGGGTGATCTCAGCCAACGGCACCATATTCACATACGAAACCGAAGGAGTGATATCAGGTCTGCTGGCTCGTTGGTACAAAGAACGCAAGGAAATGCAGGCCAAACTGCGAGAATGTATCCAAGCAGGCAACAAGATTGAAGAGGAATACTGGGACAAGCGTCAGTTGGTCAAGAAGATTCTGCTAAACAGTCTGTATGGTGCGATTTTAAATCCAGGCTGTAGGTTCTTTGATAACAGGATTGGTCAGAGTACCACGCTAACTGGTCGACAAATTGCCAAACACATGGCATCTAAAGTTAATGAAATTATCACCGGAGAGTATGACCACATTGGTCGAGCAGTGATCTACGGTGACACAGACTCTTGTTATTTTTCAGCGTATGCCACACTGAAAAAAGACATTGAGAAAGGATTGATTCCCTGGAGCAGAGAATCAGTGATTGAACTTTATGATACCATAGGAGAAACTGTGAATGGCACATTTGTCAAATTCATGCAGGATGCATTTCATGTCCCTAGAACCAGAGCTGAGGTCATCAAAGCAGGTCGCGAAATTGTTGCAAGCAAAGGATTGTTTATCACCAAAAAACGATATGCAGTACTCTACTACGACAAAGAAGGCAAACGCTCAGACACAGAAGGCAAACCAGGCAAGATCAAAGCCATGGGGCTTGATCTCAAGCGTTCAGATACCCCGGTTGTTATACAAGACTTCTTGAGTGAGGTACTGACTAAAACACTAACTGGTGTGACCAAAGAAGAGATACTGCAATATATCACTGATTTCCGAACAGAATTTAAAACTCGACCGGGTTGGGAGAAGGGCTCGCCTAAGCGAGCCAACAATATCACCGAATACGCTGCCAAACAAAAGAAAGCAGGCAAGACCAACATGCCCGGACATGTCAGAGCTAGTCTAAATTGGAACACTCTCAAGCGTATGATGGATGACAAATACTCAATGCAGATAGTAGATGGCATGAAAGTAATTGTGTGCAAGATCAAAGACAATCCCATGGGGCATACTTCCGTGGCCTATCCTGTGGATGAACTGAGATTACCGCAGTGGTTCAAAGATCTGCCTTTCAATGATGCAGAAATGGAAACCACAGTGATAGATGAGAAGTTAGAAAACCTTATTGGTGTTTTGGAATGGGACATCAGTTCAACTCGCAGTGACAATACATTCAACAAACTTTTTGACTTTGAGTAAATTGCGGTTGCTTTTTACTCTAGATCTAAATATAATCTTAATATACAGGAGAATTCTTAATGAAAGACATACTACAAGACATCGTTAGCCACACACAGAACCTCGGCTTCTTGACCACAGTCAAGGTAACAGGCACAGACAAAGGCACAACTATTAACTCAATGGCGGATGACCGTTCAGTTATCATGGAAGCAGAAACTGCTAATCCATATCCAGATATGATTGGCGTGTTTGGTATGCCGCAACTGAACAAGTTGAAATATCTGTTGGACGGTGCAGAATACAAAGAAGGCGCAAAGATCAGTATTACCACAGCAGAACGCAATGGTGAAACTTTACCAGTGGGCCTGCACTTTGAAAACAAAGACAGCGACTTCAAGAACGACTATCGCTTTATGAATCAAGAAATCATCAATGAAAAGATGAAGACCGTGAAGTTCCGTGGTGTCAAGTGGGATGTTGAAATTGAACCGTCAGTGACTGCTGTGATCCGTTTCAACTTCCAAGCAGGTGCTAACTCAGAGCATCCCACATTCCTTGCTAAAACAGAAGGCGGCAATCTTAAATTCACATTCGGTGATGCATCAACACACGGTGGTGAGTTTGTATTTGCACAGAACGTTGCAGGTAAACTAGATCGTGGATGGACTTGGCCTGTGTTGCCTATCTTGAGCATACTTAAGATTGCAGATGTAAACAGCACTAAGATGTCGTTGAGCAATGAAGGTGCTATTCAGATCACCCTAGACAGTGGTTTAGCTACTTACAAATATATCATTCCAGCTCAAGCTGCCTAAATATGATCAAAGGTCTACAAGGTATTGGCGGGTTAACAGTACAAGGCGGCAATGTCAGCTTGCCCTATATCGGCCCCAACATCAATAACCCTATCCAGGGTATGATGCGGG